CAAGCGACTCCGGTCGCCCATACGTTCAACCCATCCGAAGACGGAGAAGTCGACCTGTTTGAGGATAAAGTCGGTGGCGTAGCCATCGGCTTTCCCCTCATTGCAGTTCGTTTTCGTCGGCCGGTTGCTCCTACCAACGCCACTGCGAGCAACGCGAACAATCGCGTTTATCGCATTAACGTTAATGTGAGCGTTCCGACTCTCGAAAGTACTTCTGCCGCTACCGGTACTGGCATTCCGCCCGCTCCTACTGTGGCGTACATCTGTCGCTGCAATATGGAGTGGCTGCTGCCAGAGCGTAGCACCCTTCAGGAACGCAAGAACCTGAGGGCGTATACGTACAACCTTCTTGCGAACGCGGATATCCAAAAGGTCCTCCAGGATCTGGAAGCCTTCTGGTAATCCTAAATGTCATCAGTTCGATGACGCCGTAAGTTTTCACTCCGGAGTAATCATGAAAGTTGACATTGAAGTTCGCTTTTCTCGTGACCGTGACGCTGAGAATACCTCTAGACTCGCATTTCTCACTCTACAAGAGTGGGATTGCGAACCAAGGGGCGTTCTTCAGTACTTACGTGGAGTGTCACACACACTCTTCTATTCGGTGTGTTGCACAAAGCGTGATAGCCTTATAGATCCGTTGTCGTAAGACATTACGGTTCATTTGGTTTTCACGCAAAGTGCGTCACCTGTAGAAGAGGAGGAGATACTCTCCTATTCGTGCGACCTTCATAGCATGATGGTGTTATTGCAAACGGTGATTGATAATCAATCATCGAAATGCTTAACATGGTCGTGCTGTGAACAAGTCTACGAAGAGGTAGAGCAGGCGAAAGCCTCTCTATAAACACGATGAAGGTTGATTCGCAAACAGCTCGATTTCTCGAGCAGTGCTATTTTGCTCTGACAAAAGCCGCGGATACGCCGGTATCACTATCATGTTGGATTCTCTTCAAATATGGTGAGCACGAACAGCTCGCCAATAAAGAAGTCGATCCAAATGATTACATCTCGTTTGAAAGTTGGGACAAG